TTCTTTCTGTGGCGGCAGCAACCGCCGAGTTCTTTGGAAGCGAAGCCACAGCCCTCAACGCACAGCTAGAGGAAACGCGTCAAAAGCTAGAAGACGTCAAAAAGGAGGCCGTTGAAAATGCCAAGACTATCAAAGACGGCGTAACTGATGCCTTGGGTGCGGTGAAGGACGGACTGGAGGGCGTGGCGGATGCGGCATCTTCTGCTGTTGCTGAATCAATGCGCGCCGTAGACTTGGCAGAGGAGGTGCGGCTGGCGACAATGGCAAATCTTAAGGCCGATGCAGCGCTGAACAAACAGCTAGCCGCTAGGCAGGCCATCATCGACAACGAGAGGCTTTCATATGCACAAAGGAACAAGGCCCTCCAAGAGGCTATCGAAATCCAAAAGACTCTAGACGCTGGTGCTATCGCGGCGCTTGCTGCGGAAGAGGAGTTGCTACGGCTGAGAATGTCTACTGAAAACGACTTGGAAACGCGGCGTGAGTTGGAAATGGAATTGGCCGAGAAAATCGCGGAGCGCATAGAAGCGGAGCAGACACAGAGTGAAAATGCGGCAGATGCCCGCAGGGAATTGACAGACATGGCAATCGATGAAGCACGACGAGTGCGAGAAGTCGACGAAATGTTGGCAGATTCTAAGGAGCGAGCGATGGCGCGCACCGTTGACGCGCAAGAACAAGCCGACCTCTTGGCCCTAGAATCGATGCTCAAGCGGGACATGGCGACTATGGTAGAGATACAGGCCACAGAGGAACAGAAGAACGAACTGCTAGAAAACTACGAGAAGCAGCGTCTGAAGATAGCTAACGAGTACGCATTGGAAAGGGCTGCAGAGCAGCAGGACATCGAGCAAATGATAACGGATGCTCAGGGCCAAGTGTTTAGCGACAGGCTTTCTATTACCCAAGAGCAAGAGCTTCTAGAGCTAGAGATGCAGAGGCAATCGGAGATGCGCAACCTTGAAGAGATGGGTGCGACAGAAGAACAAAAGGCACGCATGCAGGCAGGCTTCGACCAGCAGGCCATCGACATGGCGGAACAACACGCCGACCAGCGGCTACTGCGAGAGCAGGAACTGGCCGACTCCATGGCAGAAGTCAGAAGGCAGGGCGAGGAACTAGGCATTGCGATGATGTCAGACGCCTTTGGGCGCCGACAAAAGGCAGAAGCAGAATTTGCGGCAGAACAAAGACTAGAGGAACTCGACATGGCGGAGCTACAGTCGATGCAAGACCTTGAGATGATGGAAGCTACCGAAGAGCAGAAGCTGGAAATGGCTAGGTACTATGCCGACCTTCGGCTAGACATAGAGCGCGACTCGGCGGGCAAAATCAAGGACATACAACGCGTGCAAGCGGGCCAGCAATTCGACATGTTCGCCTCTGCTGGCGACGAAATCCTGTCTATGCTGAGCGAGAGAAACGAAGACATGGAAGCCGATACCGAGGCATCTGCACGGCGTCAGTTCGAAAAGAATAAGAAGTATCAAAAGGCCAGTGCCATTATCGCAGGAGCACAAGGCGTGGTGCAACAACTTGCCGTTCCCCAGGATGCGCTTACTGGCGCCAACTTTGTCAAGGCCGCAATGGTCGCCGCCACCACCGCCTTTAGCGTGTCGGAAATTGAAAAGCAGAAATTCGACAGTTCCAGCTTTACCGCAGACGACGGACTAGGGAGCGCGGATGGTTCAAGCATTACCCCCATCGACCTTTCTTTCTTGCAGAGAGATGCAGAATCCACAGAGCCACTGCGGGCGTATGTCGTCAATCAGGAAGTACAGAATGCAGCAATGCAACAAACACTAATCGAGAACAAAGTGAACCTATCATGAAAATCATAGAACTAGTCATAGACGAAGACGCCGAGCAGGGCGGAGTAGATGCCATCTCCCTTGTGGACGAACCCGCGATTGAAACGGACTTTATTGCCCTATCGAAGCACCGCAAGTTCAAGCAGGTCAAGGAGCGCCAAATGCTAATTGGCCCAGCACTCATCCCCGACAAAATGATATATCGCAACGACGAAGAGCGCGGCGATTACAGCGTGTATTTTAGCAAGAAGACTGTCGCCAAGGCCATGGAGTTGTACATGGGTCGCGGCAATAACCGTTCTTTTACTCAAGACCACGAGTTCAAAATCGAAGATGTCGCGGTTGTGGAGTCATGGATAGTCGAGGACACAGCCATGGACAAGAGCAAACTGTACGGCTTTGACGTACCAAAAGGCACGTGGATGGTGGCCGCCAAGGTCAACAACCTCGAAGTATGGGCGGAGTTTGTCAAGACAGGCGTCGTTCGAGGATTCAGCATCGAAGGATATTTCATGGACCGCCAGCTATTTTCGGCTACTCCTCAGCAATTACAAAAATCGCTAGACCTGGCATCATCTGGATTGCACAAAGTGCGCAAGCGCCTGCTTAACATGGAAGACGATTTAGACGACATGGGCGAGGGGGCAGTGGCCCGCGACATAAACCGCGAACTGAGGCGTGTGCAGGACGATTTGGACAAGCTGTACTATTCGGTAGGCCAAGCAGAAGATGAAACATTCGCCAAACAAACCTCGCTACTGGACGAAATAGAAGAAGCGGTTAAAAATCACGCAAAGAAGTAGTTTTTTGGACGATGAAACTATTACAACAAATCGAAGCCATCCTCACCAAGTACAATCTTGCTGACGGAGAGGCACCAGCGGCTGAAGAAGCCGCAGTTAGCGAGCGCAAGCTTGAAGACGGCAACAGCATCTTTTCAGACGGCGACTTTGCCGATGGCAGTAGCGTGTTCGTAGTCAATGAAGAAGGCGAACATATCCCACTGCCTACTGGGGAGTACGTCATGGACGACGGCAGCACCCTGTCTGTAGAAGATGGCATGGTCGCAGAAGCAGAAGCTGAGGAAGAAGTCGAAGAAGAAGTGGCCGCCGAAGAAGAAGAGGACGACTACAACGAAGAAGAAGAGGAAATGGAGGACGAAGAAGAGGAAGACATGGAGGACGAAGAAGAGGAAGAGGAGGAGATGACCAAAGAAGAGGACGAAGAAATGGAGGACGAAGAAGAAGAGATGTTCAGCAAGCAGCTGTACAATCGACAAGAAGTGCAGGCGCTCGTGCGCAAAGTCGTCAAAGACGTCGCCAAGGAGCATCGCATGGAAGTCGCCGCCCTCAAAAAGCGCATTACCAACCAAAAGCGCCAACTACGCCGCGCAGGCACGAAGCCAGTGCGCCGCGCCAAGTTGCGCCACCAAGAAGACCCTACGAAGCAGTACGAACCTAAAGCCATGGGAGCTGCTTTCGACATTTTTAATCAATACAAATAAGAACAATGGCAACTACACTCTCAAATAGCAAAACGTATGCTGGCGAACTCGCTCGCCCGTATATCGCTGCTGCAATTAAGTCCGCGCCGACCATCGGCGAGGGCCGCGTTACCGTTAAGGAAAACGTTAAATACCGCGAGGTGCTGCGCAAGCTGGACACCGCTGGCATCGTACAAGCAGCCGCTTGTGATTTCACGCCTGCTGGAGTTATTGACCTTTCGGAGGTCGTGCTCGAACCCACCGAGCTGATGTCTAACTTGCAGCTATGCAAGAAGGATTTCCGCGCTGACTGGGAAGCACTCAACACTGGCCGTGGCTTCATTAACGACCAGCTCCCACCCGAGTTCCAGCAGTACCTTCTGCTCCACGTCGCATCTAAGATTGGCGAGTCCATGGAGGACAACGTGTGGAAAGGTGGCACGTGGGACTCTGCAGGAGGTTCTACCAACGACTTGGTTTCCGCAGCCGCAGACGGTAGTGATTCAGGTGCTGTTGTTGGCGATAGCTTGACTGACACGTTTGATAACAACCACTTCACAGGATTGTTGCAGCGCATCTCTGATGGCGGCTCTAACACACAGGGCGAAGGCTCAGGCGCCGTGTTCTCTACTAGCAACATCTTGACGAACTTGGACACGTGCATCGACGCTTTGCCCTCTGCTTTGCAGGGCGACCAAGAAGTGAAGATTTACATGAGTCCTAAGTCTTACTACATCTACTACCGCAAGTTGGTGTCTGCAGGAACTCACCCAGGGTTTAACTACGCTACTGACATCAACAACAACTACTTGGGATACCAACTCCACGTTTGCCCAGGGATGTCAAACGACGCAGTAGTGGCAGCACGCCCCGACAACTTGTTCTTCGGCACAGATTTGAAGAGCGACCACAACAGCGCAGTGTTCATCGACATGACAGGCCAAGACGGTTCTGACAACGTTCGTATCGCTTACCGCTTCACTGGTGGTACTCAGGTCGGAGTTGCAGGCGACTGCTCTTTGGTTTCACGTTACGCTACCACATAATAGATAAAAGATGGCAACTATCACAGCAGGGCGCGCCCTACAAGACCGCGATGCCATTGGTGGTATCAAAGCGGTATACGTCGTTACTACTTCCTCAGATGTGGTGTTATTGTTGGATGATTCGAATTGCACTCGTGCAAGCAACGCGATTTCAACTACTGCCGTTTCAAGCGGAAAGGCGTACAGGCTGGATATCCTTCGGGGTGCTGGCGGATTCACGCAGTCGGTGGAAGGCTCATTGGACAACGGCACATACTCTTACAGTATGTCGCTGGAGTTCACTTTGCATAAAATCGACGTCGCGACGCAGACGCTTATCGACGCACTAGCCAAAACGCGTTCCACTTTGCTCATTCACGACAATAACGACAATGTTATTGCCGCTGGATTTGGAAACGGAATGGAAATGGTGGGTGGTTCATTCCAGACAGGAGCAGGATTCGGTGAATTGAACGGCACTACCATGACGTTCGAAGGCCGTGAAACATTCCCCGCGCCATTCCTCGCCGCGACATCAGGAGTCGGAACAGCCAACTATCCACTTGACGGATTGACCGCATCGTTTACTATTACGTAATAGATAGGAGTTGATGATTGGAAAGGGTCGTAGTGTTAAAGCTGCGGCCCTTTTTTGTTTTTTTGTATGGATGCTCTACTTCACTAACAACAACGCCACCGACAAGATTACTGTCGACTTGTTCACGATGCATCAATTTCGGAACACGCACAAAGACGAATTAAAGTACACCGTGGCAAAGTTCGTTAGCCGCACGGGCACCGATTTCTTTTGGACAGCTTCGCATTATCTCGATGAAGCGGACAGGCAGACGCCGCGCTGGGACACCACGAACTCGCGCCTTTGCGCCATGGGCAACCTAGAAGTGTACACGCTTTTGAAAGAAGGGTACTACGACGTTGAACTCTACAGGCATACGGCAATCACTGTTGACAGCCTTACGCATCAAACGCTCCTCGCCTCTGATGGTACCACTGTAGTCACCGTAACAGAGAAGATAGGCAGCACGCTTTTGTTCGTGAAGAATCAAGAATACGTGGACTTCATCAACACGCCAACGGATAGCGCCACCATCGGCGTGCCCACAATCGTCATTAATTAATGGAACTACTAAATCTGGCCAAGTATGTCGAGCGTTCTTACGAAGAGTACGAATTGCCCGATGGGTATGTGCAATACGGAGAAGACAACCTCTATCCGCAGTACCTAGTCGGCCTTTACAACAGCAGCGCCACACACGGCGCCCTGTGCAACACCATTGCGCAGATGTTCGCGGGTACTGGCCTGTTGAGCGCCAATACCTCTGTGATTACAAAGCTTTCCGAATGGAACTCTGGCGAGGAACTGCCAAAATGCGCGCTCGACCTTAAGATACAAGGCGGGTTTGCTTTGGAGGTCAGATGGTCCCTAGACCGCTCTACCATCAGCAACGTTCGCCACCTACCCTTCGAGAATCTGCGCAGCGGGCTGCAAGACATCGACGAGCGTGTGCGGCACTATTACTACAGCACGAACTGGGAAGAAGCGCACCACCCTGACCACACACCGCAGAAGATTCGTTCGTTTCACGTCGACGACAAAGAGGAGCACCCCCTGCAGGTACTCGTGGTGCGACCGTTTAGTGTAGGGAGCCAGTACTACCCCAAACCCGACTACATCGGCTCTGTCAACTATGTCGAATTGGAAAAGAGCATCAGCGAGTTCCACATCAACAATATCAGGAACGGACTCAGCCCCTCGTTCCACATCGCTTTCAAGAACGGACAGCCAGCCATTGAGGAAAGGGAGCGTATCCGCCGCGACATCGAGATGCAGATGTCAGGGTCGCAAAACGCGGGCAAGTTCATTATCACTTACAGCGACGACCCCGACCGCAAGCCAGACTTCGAGCCGTTTCCGCTTTCAGACGCAGACAAACAGTTCGAGTTCCTAAGCACCGAAACGACTGATAAAATCATGGTGGGCCACCGCGTGGTGAGTCCTGCGATGTTTGGAGTCAAAACCGCTGGAGAGCTGGGCAATACCGAGGAGCTGCAAATCGCGAGTCAATTGTTCGACCGTCAGGTGGTAGCTCCAGCGCGGATGTTGTTGTGTAACACCTTCAAGCGCCTGCTGTCCGACGCAGGAATGCCTAGCGACGTTCGCATGGAAAGCGCTAGCCCCTTCTTGCCGAAGGAAGAGAAGCAGAAGTACTCAGCGACACCAAAATACGATTTGGAGTGGCTGTTGTCTAAAGGCGAAGAGGTCGATGAAAGCGAATACGAACTAGTAGACGAAAGACCAGTAGACTACGAACTCGAAGACAAGCGCGACATCTTGACGAAGTTCGCGAAAATCGTGCCTGACAGCGCTGGTGGCAGCACATTCGACACGCCCCTGTTCAAGGTGCGATACATTTACGACGGCGACAACCCAAAGGACAATAGCCGCGAGTTTTGCGTACTGATGAAGCGCGCAAACAAAGTCTTTAAGCGCGAAGACATCGAACAGGCGCGAGGCTCCATCGCAGAAATGTCCTCGGGCCACGACATCTGGCTACACAAAGGAGGTGTTAATTGCTACCACTTTTGGACACGTCGCACTTATCTTAAGCGCACTGGCCGCAAGATTAGCGACTCCAACCTGCGTTCATTGTTAAACGACCTAGACGCCCAAGAGCGCCGCGCCAACGAAATCGCCGACGAACAGAGAGAAGTCGGAATCGCGCCAAGGGATATGGGAATGACTAACTTCTGATGGCAATACCAAAGATACATCTGTTCGCTTCGCCCGAATACGTTCGCCGCATCACGCAAGTGAACCTTGCGGTAGATGACGACCGCATCGTGCCCGCGATTATCCTTGCGCAAGACAAGCATCTGCAGCCCTACTTGGGCACCAGACTGTACGACCGCCTCTTGGCGGTTCTATCAGGCTCCTCTCCAAGCGCCAACGAAACACTGCTGTTAGACACACACTGCCGCAGGGTGGTGGTGTGGTGGACAGTGGTGGAATTGCTGCCAGACCTGCACACCTACATAGATGCTGGTGGCTTGCTCACGAGGGCGCCCGAAGGCTCGGAGGCACTCGACCCCGCGCAGATGTCGAAGCACATCGAACGAGCACGAGGAAATGCTGCCTTCTACACCACGAGAATGATAGACTACTTGCTATTTAATCAGAATCTCTACCCTGAGTACACCAAGGCCACCGAGGAGGAGATGCCAGCAGAAACTAGCGCATACTACCAAAGTGGCATGACTATCTCGGGCAGAACGAACTTGCGCGACCTTCGCAACTATTACAACGCTATATTCCCTCTTTCCAATGGGTCAGGCTCTTAACACCTTACGCGTAGGTTTACGCCAAAAACGAACTGCTTTAGTTCGCAAAAACGTAGTGGCAAAAGACTTGGCTACCGTGCAAAAGCGAATGCTAAAGGTGACCAAAGCCATCGAGCGTTCAGGGAAAGAAGACGACCAAGTAGAACACTGGTACAGGATGGCGGAAAAAACCATCAAGCGATTTGTTGCAAACAAGTCTAACGAGTTCGAGAGCAAGAAAGAGGTGGTGAAAATAATGAAGCGATTTATAGACAGTCGATATACTGCAAAAGATAGGTGGGAGCAAGGAAGCATAGCGGATAATGCCTATGTAGACCTGTTCAACGCATTCCAAAAAGCAAAAGACAATGGCGAATTCGAAGACTAAAAACGAAAAAAGGGTTAAAAACGTCCACAGGCTGAAGGCATGGCTGAAGAAGAAAAAGAAAAATGGAGATAGGCGTTTCAACGTATGAGGCAGTCATGCTCGCAGCAGCGCTGGTGGGCATCTATGTCAAACTACACAGCGAAGTAGGACACTTGCACGTTCGTGTCAAGGCACTAGAGGCCGCCGACAACAAGGTGCAAGATATGTTGTCCAAGTTGTATAACGAGATTCAAGAGATTAAACTATTATTAGCACGTAAAAACTTAGATGATTGAACTTCACAGGAACGTCCACAGGCTGGACAGCGACGCAAACAGCAGCCAGTGGCTACTCATGTCCGACATCCACTGGGACAACCCACACTGCGACCGTGAATTACTGCGTGCTCACCTAGACAAAGCGCTGGAAGCGAACATTCCTGTGCTTATTAACGGCGATTTTTTCTGCCTCATGCAGGGCAAATTCGACCCGAGACGCAGCAAGGAGAATGTGCGACCCGAGCACAACGTCAACAACTACTTGGATGCGGTAATTAAGAGCGCTGTCGAGTGGTTCGCGCCGTACAAGAGCATCTTGCGGCTGTTCGGCTATGGTAATCACGAAACCAGCATTGTGCGTAACTGCGAAACGGACCCGCTGCAAAGATTCGTGGACTTGTTCAATGCCACCCACGGTACCGAGCTGATGACTGGCGGATACGGCGGGTGGATTCTTCTGAAGATGGGCGACTACACCTATAAAATCAAGTACTTCCACGGTAGCGGTGGAGGAGGACCAGTGACCAAGGGCGTGATACAAAACCAACGCCGTATGGCGATGCACGAAGGCATGGATTGCATTTGGATGGGCCACGTCCACGAGATGTACACGATGTACCACACGATAGAATCGCTGAACAGGAAATGGAAGCCCATTCTAAAAAACGTACTGCACATACGCACCCCTAGTTATAAAGAGGAATACGACGGAGGATACATGGATTTCCACGTGGAACGCGGTCGCCCACCAAAACCGATGGGCTGCTACATGTTGCAAGTCGATAAGAACCTCACCACAAGAGAACTCTCAGCAGCAGCAACACCATGGCAATAAAAGACCTACCTATCGGGGGATGGTTGAGGCGCTTTGCACCACGCATTCTGACGCAGGTTGGCGACGCCGACCCAGACGCTGGTGCTTTTGGGATTATCAAGAAAATGATTTTAAATGACGACATGTTGACGCCGCGACAAAGGCGGGAAGGGATAGACATTGCGGTGCAGAACGAAAACAGCGCCGTGACGGAGAGATGGACAAAAGACGCCGACACTACGTGGCTAACTAAAAACATCCGCCCATTGAGCGTTTTATTGGTGATTGCATCCCTCGTGTTCTTCACTTGGGCCGACGGCACTGGCACTTTTGAACTATCCAAAAGATATTTTCAATTGTGGGAGGTGGCAATGGCTTCGGTGGTAGGCGGCTATTTTGGCTTAAGAAGCGTGGAAAAAATCAAAAGAAAATGAAGACCGTACTACAAAAGTTAGCGGCGCAACAGCCGCGCCAAACCCACCTCAGCGGCGGGCTGGTGAAAAAGACCGACAGGCTGTTCAACGACGTCGAAAACAACTTGCAACTTTCAGGTTCTTTGCTGGGCGACGTGTTCCTGCATATAGAAGACATCGCAAAGGCGGCTATCGAAGGTTCGCCTGACTATAAGCGCGACATTCAAAAAACCGCAGACGGCCTAACCCGCGATTTGGATAAAGAACTCACGAACATACAGCGAGCAATGAAAAACGTCATGGACATCCACGACGAGTTCATGGGCAAGATGGGTGAAATGACAGACCTCTAACACAATGCAAATAGACCACAAACTTCTAGCGAGCCTTCGAACAGAGCTTAGGCAAGTACACCCCAAGGACTTGTATCGTGAATGGCAAGATGGTAGCGCCTCTTTGAACGACGCGATTCGCTCATGGAAAAAGACGTATGAGGCCATGGAGAACATGGACATCAGCGGCCTCGACAAGGTAGAGGCTCGTCAATGGGAGAAAATCGCTTCGGACATGAGAGAGGCGACGCTGAACCTCGCCAAGGTCTTTGACAAAGGCAACCGCGAAATCGGAAGGCTCGACGGCTCTTTCGATGACGACAAACTTATGAACGTATGACGATTACAAGACAGAGATTCTCAGAAATCCACGCCTCGCTCTCGATGAACGAGTACATGGATATGCTAGATGCGGCATACCAATACGCTTACGACGCCGAAAAAGACTTAGACAACTTGGACATCACCGTGTTTGAAGGTCTTACGGAGTATCTTGCCGATGCTGAAAAAGAATATGCGAAAACGGTTGGCGATGACCGACAGGGCAAAGAATTAAGCAGGGTGCTGCGCGATGCACTGGACGCCCATAAACTCATCGAAGACGCACGAAGCGCTATTATCGGAATCAACAAGGAACTAAAAAAACTGACACGATGAACAACACAGAACAAATCTACCGCGAGTACCAACTTGGAGTGAAAGACATGGCCCGAGCGGTCAAAGAGTTCCAAAAAATAGTCAACAAGTGCGACAGCTCTTTCGATAACACTGAAGTCTACTTGAGCGACATGGAAATGGCGGTTGACGACTTGATGAAGGACGAAGCACTGCCTGACGACCTATTGCGCCCGATACAGCGCATTTTTGACAGCGTAGAGCGCGCATATCTCGGCACCCAAGAGGCAAAAAGCCACTTCGAGGACGCTGTGGAAGGCATGAAAAAACTTTCACTGTGAAAAAGACACTAGAGATTTTCGAGGCCGCTAACAGAACGGACCTTGCTTTTTCAAGCACTCAGAAACTAATGAAAGACGCGTGCCAAGTGGCTAACTTTCATGCCAAGGGAATGCAAGAATCGTTAAAGGCTTTGTCGCGACTGCAAGACGACCTTGGACGCATTAGCGACCAGTTTCGCGATGAAAACGACGACGCCGCCAGCAAAGAAATCGCCAACGACCAAAATCAACTGTCCCGCAACATCAACGACTTGCGCAACCGCATGAACGATTGCCTTGGTGCTTTCGAGAACTCTGCGCTTATGAGCCGAAGCCGCATCAAATACGTCAAATGAAAAAGACACTGGCAATTTACAGAGAGCACTTTGAGGCCACGTCGGTGCGAGCAGTGCGTCTGCAAGATGACTTTGACAACGACCTCAAGGCTGCAATGAAAGACGCGCGCAACGCATCAACAGAGGCCATGAAGCATTTGAACAAATCAGAAGATGCTGTCGATGAAGTGCTTAAGTCGCTAGACAATGCCATGCAGTCAATTATGGACATCATCGAAGCAGAGGGGGAGAGAAACGACGAAGCCAAAAAGGCTGAGCGCCGTGGCATGGAAATCAGTGACGCACACGACATGGCCGAAAATCTGCGCGATGTACTAGATGACGCCAATGGCTTGTTTACTCGGTTGATAATGCAAGTAAAGGACTAACCATGGACACTAAAGACATTTTCGAGCTTGAACTTGAGAAAACGCCGATTGCGGTAGACCTCGCGGGAAAGAAGCGCAAGGTAGACGGCTACATGGTGCGTTTTAATATGCGGGGTTTGCGACTGGCGACCATCATCGACCCCGCAGACAGCGGCAACGAAGACATAGCTGAAGACGAAGGACAAAAAGCGCAAGACGCTTTTGCAGACTATCTGATGCGTACCACGCGCTTGGATTTTAAGAAAATCACGCACAAAGTGAAAAACGGCGTGATTTACTGCGCCTACGAATTGGACCCCGAAAGCGTGATGGACCTACTCTGACATGAACTTGTGGAGCACTTCGACATACCGAACTCGTACCTTCAGCCTGTGGAGTTGCAAGAGATGGAGCGTCTTGGGTTCGTGGTGTGCGCCTATCAGGACCTCAGCGGCGACCTACTTGACGAGCCTCCTGACAGTGTTTTTCTTTGTACGTTTTACGATGGTGTTGAACACTATACATTTCTGACCCTAGCATGAACAAGACCGAACAAATCTATATGCGCCACACGCGCGCCGTGCATCTTGGCGTAGACGCTTTGGAAAAAGATGCAAAGGAGCTGGAAAAGGAGCTGCGCGACGCTGTGGACGCTTTGGACGAAGCTGCTGCCCGATTGGCAGAGGCACAAATCCAATGCGAGCACACCATGGCTTCTGCACGCGAGTTGAACATGGAAGACATCAACGACGAACTCGAAATCTACGACCGCCAGCTGCAAGAACTCGCGCAAGACGCTGACACGATGTACACGCAGACTGACAAGATATACGACGCTATTAAAAAACTCTTATGATTCAAAACGACCTCATGGACTTTATCATCGAAAATTGGGCAGCCCTATTGATTGCTGCCATGGCCTTTGTCAAGGTAGTAGTTAATCTCACACCAACCGAGTCAGACAACGCCGTTTTCGGCTATGTCGATTTGCTCATTAATGCCATCACTGGCGACCGACGCAAGAAATGAACAAGATTAAGTATCACAAGCAGACAACCGCACCAGCGAACAATGCCACCCCGCCATACATCGCGGCAGACGGAAAGTCTGTTTATCCTTACAGTGGCGACTTGGCTCTGTTAGTGTGGCCTTCTTTGCAACCCGATGGTCAGGACCTAAAAACGGGCATCGACGTAACTGATGAGCTAATCGGAACGTTCGATTTTCCACATAGCACCAACCAAACCGACCTCGACGTGACTGGCGGCTCAGGCACTGGCCTGGATTTCGACGTGACGATGACAGCAGGCACCGCCGCAATCACCATCGACGGCACCAACGACGGGTCAGGGTACAAGTACCACGACGAAGTTTCATGTGTGGCAAAGACAGGCACCGTGCTGTCAGGCACGAACGTTCTTGCACTTTGCGACGATACGACTCCGACAGGCAACGATGCCGCTTTCGACGAAACCATCACTTTCACGGGCGACGACTCTTCTGCTACTTGCACTGCCAGGGTGGTGATGGCTGATGTCGGAGGGACGTTCACGATAACCTCCCTTGCCCTCACGAGTGCCATCACGGGTGCAAATCACACCGAAACGTTCTCAGGTACAGCGGATAATGCCGCTGGCGCTGGAGATGTGACTGTTACTTTTACCGTTACCGCAGACAATTTCGAAAGTGGCACGTTTAAAGTAGCCTTGGTGTCAAGGCACTTCGACCCGATTACCTTCACTTGGTACCACGACTCAGCACCTGTGTTTTTGGCGTGCGACTACATTGGTTCGAACACCACTAGCGGAAAGGCCGTTCATCTTTGGGAGCCTGCTCATTAACACCCGATTGTTAACAAGCTGTTAACAGCCTTTAACGTTCTCGACTTGTGGGGGGACACTTTGTGTCGTATTTTTGTAAAAATAGGGCGTACACGATTCCCTAGTTACTTTCATTTTTAATTAATGTTTATTTACAAAATCACCCCTAAGGCCGAGTGGACCACGATGTTGGTAGCCGACCCCATTTCCATGCAGGACGCGGTTGGCGGCTGGCTCGAATTGCTTATCACTCGCCACGGCGACGTCTTCTGCAATGAAGAAGGCAAGATGCAGGGCCTCCCTTTTAATCCTACTGCTACCGCGATTTGTGGTAAGCCGATAGTTGGTACCGTGGTCCTGAGGACCGAATCGCCAATGTTTGAGCAGTTAGTTGCCGACGCCGAGCAGTTCGTCGCCGAAATCGAGGCCAAGTAATGGATACTTTCACCCTCACCACGGCGCAGTTGATTGACATCATCGATGACGCCTTCGCTCTAGGCAAGACTTACGCCACTGACGAGCTTGCGACCATCTCCCCTATCAGCACCGACAAGGTGCCAGTGTGCAGGGGGCATGGGGCGTGGCACGAGTTCATCGAATCGAACGGCGGCCACACGCTTCACTCAGGTGATGCCAAGGGTTCGCTCCTGTTCAATAATCTGAACCAGTTTTTGCACGACCGTTTCGTTAGCACACTAGATTTCGACTAAACCCCCAGGGGCTTCGGCCCCTTTAATTTCTACCTATAATTAACTTACTTACAATGGACAAAGCAACACAGTGGATTAATGACCACGTTTATGCAGTGCGAGAATACGATGATTTCGTAGAGCACATTGAGGCGCACTGGATGGCGCACGAAGACGAAGACTGGCGCGAGAAGATGCGGCGAAGAGAATTAGGCCCGCAGGTTCGTTTGAATATGATGGGCGTAGTCGCTCATTTGATGATGGACGAAGTGCACGAGTGGATTTCCAGCGAAGCGACAGCCAATACTGGTTTCACGCAAGCCTGCGCCGAGCAGTTCTACATCCAAATTGACTGGATGGCGCTAGCAGACTACCACATCGACGACGTACTGGAGCAGTTGAACGCTAAAAACGCTGCACAGTAATGGACACGACAACACACGTACACACGCAGTTAGAATCTGGTCGTCTAGGCAGCTTTGCCACCAGACTTTACGAAACGTGGAAGGCCGCCGATGGTGGCAACAAGTTCCGACTCGAAATTACATTTCCCGAATATTTTAATACCCCAAAGCAAAGATGAGTAACTCCCTTACTTTCACCAATTTCATCGACCAAAAAACGGCCTATCTAGAGCGCGACGCGTGGCTGGATAGCAGCGGTCGCATCGACAAGTTCTTCCTTTTTTACGACTGGTTTTGCCCCAATGACGAGTTGTTGTCACGCGCAAACGCCCTCTTTCCTCAAGCGATGAAAGCGATGTTCATGTTAGGTGTTGATGCCAGCAAGACGTACGTGTTCTTCAAGAATAACTGCAGGGGCATGGCTGATGGCACCTACGACGACCTGCGAATCTGCGACGGCATCACGGGCGACGTGGTTTGGACCATCGTACCGAAAAACGACTCGGGTCAATGCGAGATTTGGGGTCGCCTCAATAACTGGGAAGGCGCACTGGTCGAAACCGACCGAGGCCTCACTGTGGCACTAGAAATGGCGCGCAAGCAGAAAGAAGAAATGGAAATGCATAAGAACACACAAACCGAAAACGCGTAATCATGGGACGAAGAAAGCTAGTAAAAAATATGGGACCGAATGAGTTCCTGTGCAGCATCCAAAAGCACCTTGACCGCAACATCGTTGACACTTGGCTGTTCTTGTACGCCGCACAAATCGGGCTGCACCAAGCGTTGGCAGAAACCGAGAACTTGAGCGAGAAAGGAGTGGTAGGATTAATCAGCACGCAATACACCAAGCAGCAACTACGCACGATGGTGGGGCTATTTGACGAATGGAACACCCAATCAAACCGAAAAAAGAAAAACGCAATCGAACCAAAACCGAAAAAATGAATAGAGGACGAGTAACAGGCGCTGTACGAATGATGCAGACGCCGACACACACGACGAAGTATCAGCTGTCTGCAGTGATTGACTTTGACACGGACGGCCAAGTGCAGCGCCAGACCCGCATGGGACATGGCAACGATTTGAAAAGTGCATGGCTGGATATGTTTAAGCAGTTCAACAACGATTTCGGAAACGTATTTATCACCAACGGCAAGCTAACTGGTCATGACATTATCTGGGACTAAACCCACGCACAGCCTTCTTCCACACGATTGGAACGAATTGCAAAAAGACTGCAATCGCATGGAGGCATATCTAAATCGAATGAAGCACTACTTGGACCGCATAGCGGTTAGCGACTTGCCTAACATCGACGCAGCCCGCAACATCCTACTCTCGCTAGAAGAAGTGGCACAAGCGCTCGACGTGGTTAACGACAGCAAAGAGAGGCTGAACGCCATGCAATTCGACTACGACCCCCAAAAGTACGGACATGATTAAAGAACTGGACTATCGACAAGCCACCAGCCCCGAGTATCTTCAGATGCTGGCGGCAGATTTTCCATGGGTAATCGTTGGAAACACCGACGACGACTTGACTGCCGTGTATGTCGCACACGAACCAAACGACGCAACGACGCTGAACTTAGACAAAGTGCAGTGCCAACCAATTAACGAATACATTCAAAACATTATTTTATGAGAACAGGTACTATTACTTCAATCGAGAACGAGAACAACAGCTGGACCAGCCGCAACGGTGGCACATTCCACGACTACACCGTAGGACTGACTGACAAGGAATCAGGCGAAGAAATCAGCGGGCAAGCCAGCAGCACAGACCCACAGAGTCCACCGTATGCCGTGGGTGATGAAGTCTTTTACGAATCGCGGGTGTCTGCGTATGGCTTGAAACTGAAAATCAAGAAGGAGATGATGGAAAACCAAGGCACGGTGTTGCTGCCATCGGGCACTCCAGCCGCCAGCGGTGGACGTCAACAAGAAATCAGCACGCAGTGGGCACTAGGCAGGGCGACAGAAGTCGTCAATTACCAGACTGGCCCCGATTACTGGGACGACGTGAAGCACTTCGCTACTCGGTTGCTGGAGGTGAAAGAAGCAATCATCAAGGGATGAAGCTACTAGGCCTAATTGGTATGCTCGGAGGCATCCCCAACATCGCGAAAGCGTTGGGGGTGTCGCCAGCGACCATAAGACATTGGATGCGCACGCATCCCAGGGGCTTTCTCAAGTACAGCCCTGAACTGAAAATCATGCTAGACGGCCTTGGCTACGACAACTCTTTGTGGATGTTGGTGCTAGCTGTTACTGAAGCAGAAAAGGACATACGCACATGACTCCTCAACAAGTATGGGAACTCAGCGACAACCTGAAACGAACGCTGCGCGATGGAGTTACGGAACATTTTTACGAAGACCCTCTCACTGTTGGACCACTCGTTGCTAGTTTCCACCGCAGCTTGACTACAGACGAAAGAATTAGAATCAGACAAGAAATTCAAAGACTCGATGAACACCGAACGCGACTGGAAAGGAATTTGGATACCAAGGGAGATTTGGACTCACCCCACCCTCAAGTGGTACGACAAAATTATTATAATGGAAGTTGACAGCTTCACCAAACGCGGCGCAGATTGCTTTTTCAGCGACCGATACTTGGCAGATTTCGTCGGGGTAAGTGAAAGGAGTGTGCGCACAGGCATCAACAGGCTAGTGGACGAAGGGCTTTTGGAAAGATGTGGATTCGACGGAAGGAAACGCTTCATGCGGTCATTGCTGCCGACCTATACGGCAAACGCTGCCGCGCCAGCAGGCAAGGGAAGCCGACCTGATAGGAAGCCGTTGCCGAAGAAAAAACTAAATGAAAAAACTAAAGAACAAACTAGTGAATTGGTGTTTCCTTGGGAATCACAAGAATTTCGTGATTTGTGGAGCGTTTGGAAAGACGAACGCCGACTGAAGAAAATCAAAAAGTACACACCACGAGGCGAACAAGCAGCCCTACACAAGTTACACCAAGAAACCAGCGGCGACATGGCATGGGCCATGACCGCAATTAAAGATGCAATAGCTAATGGATATCAAGGCATATTCCCCAAACAAAAGAGTAGAACTCGCGGAAACGCTACCCCAGACCTTCAAGCCCTTGATTCGTGGCTTAATAGCGATGCCTAAAATGGCACTCCAACCGCTACAGGCCCAAGCAGAAGGCACTAATCTAGTCACTGCTTGCAAAACCAAGGAGTTCCGAGTATATTTCCTCGGCAGGTTGATGCAGATGTCTGATAGGGTGGACTGCACTAGGCGCTTCACCACCACCGAAGAGTACATCGATTGCGTAGAAGAAATCTTGGCCGCAGTGCCAGCCCTGACGGTCGAGGAGGTGGAATTGGTGTTTCGCAAGTTCGAAAGGGGCGACATCGAAACATATGGGCGCCTCAAGACGCCAGACATTCTCAAGGCTCTGCTAGAATACGACGGCACCACTGCTTGTGATGTGAGAGAACGCCGCCACACCATGGACTTGCCCCAGGGCGACAGGTTGTCGCAGCGCCCAGACAAGGAGTTTTTATCTTTGACGCAAGAGGACTTACTAAATATCGCAGCAGTTGGCAAGCAAAAGACAAACCCTAATCAAGAAAATTGACAGAGTATTCTCCATATACATTCGTTTGCGTGATAGCGACGACACTGGTCATGCTCGTTGTTTTACGTGTGGTACTCGACGACACTTTAGAGAAGTGGATTGCGGGCACTTCATGTCGCGAGGATGTATGTCAACACGATGGGAAGAAAATAATTGTGCTGCCCAGTGCAAGTACTGCAATGGATTCCGCAGCGGTGAACAATATCAGTTCGCCAAAAACCTCGACGAAAAACACGGCGAAGGTACTGCCGATGGGATTGTCAAGGCGTCGAAACAGACACTGAAATACAGCATACCAGACTTGCAAGCATTATACGACAAATACAAAGCACTCTCCGATGAACTCTTGCGCGAAAAGACGGTATGACGCTTGGATACAGGAGAACTACAGGGGATTGATGAAGTATGCCCGACGATATCACAGGTGTCCGCACGATTTGTTGCACGAAGTCTACTTACGAATACGTGAGATGGCGCATTTGGACAAGATACTCGACGGGAAGCCTTGGGGTTACCACATCTTGGCAATGTTTAGGCAGGCAAAGATGGGCAAGTTCAGCAAAACATACAAGATACTCGACCACAGGATGATAGACATACCACAAGAGCACGACCAAGTGAAAATACTGTGTCGTGAACAGGTGGACTTGGTGCTGTCGAGGTTGGACTGGTTCGACAAAGTGTTGTTTCAATTGAAACTCGACGGTCAAAGCCTAACAGACTTGGCAAAAGAGAGCGGCATCAGCTGCCACACGATATACTACAGCATACGCAAGACAACAAAGATACTGAAACACCACTTCCGTGATAGTTAATAAAGAAACATACAAGGGTCGTTTGGCTGCCTGTCGCGCGTGCGCCCACTTCGTCAAGGAAACCCAAACCTGCGGGCCGCTGGGCTTCGGGAAAAAAGTCATGCACAACGGCGCCAAAGTCAAAGTCTGTGGGTGTGTTATGCCTGTCAAGTGCAAACTGCGCTTGGCGTTTTGCCCGATTGGACGGTGGCGGGCAGAGGCGTCACAGTCAGAAATCATGGCACTAGAAGCTGCATTCGAAAGATACAAGGGCAAGAAGCGCTTCACGATGGCCGAGGTGAGGGAAATCATAATGCACTATGAGAAAGCTACAGGGCAGAAGAGAGAAGTAACGGCGTGCGCGCCATGCGTCGCCAGCATGATAACAGACATAGGCATCGCACTAAAACAAGGCAGAATAGAATGGAAGTAATCCCTATCAGCCAATTAAGGCCATACCCAAAGAACCCGCGCGAAATCAGGCGCAGCGACTTGGACAAGCTAAAACGCAGCATAGACGAGTTCCCGCAAATGCTACTGGCTCGGCCTTTAGTGGTCGACGCGGACAACGTGGTGCTGGGTGGCAATATGCGCCTATTAGCGATGAAGGAGCTGGGGTATAAAGAGGTGAACGCGATTAGAGTCGGCGATTGGCCCGAGTCTTTGCGTGAGAAGTTCGTGCTGCTGGATAACGTCCACGCTGGGAATTGGGATTACGACATATTAGCCAACAGTTGGGGCGAGGTGGCTACTGCCACAGATTTCGTGCCAGCATGGCCCGACTTAAGAGAAAAGGAAGAGGGCGAATACCAGGTTACTTTCAAAAGCAATAACGCGGAAGATGTAGACATCGTTCGACTGATGTTGGTAGAGTCCGTGCAAAACGAAACAATAGATGGAACAATCGAGTAAACAAGAGTCAATGCTGGCGGCGCTGGAGTCTGCACTTGGTGTCGTTAGCACTGCGTGTAGGGCGGCAGGCATCAGCAGAACCACTCACTATCGGTGGATGGAAAGCACTGAAGAGTACGCGAACAAAGTGAAAGAGATACAAGAAGTCGCAGTAGACTTCGCAGAATCGCACTTGCACCAGCTCATTCAGAAAGGTAATCCAGCGGCCACGATTTTCTACCTTAAGACCAAAGGCAAAAATAGGGGCTACATCGAGCGTCAGGAAATCGACCACACAGACAACGCACTAAAAGTAGAAGTTGAAGTCATTAAGAGTACAGACTAACGTCGTTTATTCGCACTGCGACAACTGCGAAACGCGCATCTTGGTAGAACAGGGCGGCACGCGGAGTGGTAAGACTTATAACATCCTCACGTGGCTGATATATGGGTATTGCTTGCGTCACACGGGTAAGGTGGTTACAATCGTGCGAAAGACCAGTCCTAGTTTGAGGGCTACGGCGATGCGCGATTTCATGAGCATACTAGATGCTGCTGGGCTGTACAACGTGGACTTCCACAATCGCACGAATCTAGAATACAAGCTGAATAACAACCTTATCGAGTTCGTGTCTTGCGACAGTCCGCAGAAAGTGCGAGGAAGGAAGCGCGATGTCCTTTTCATAAATGAGGCGAACGAGTGCAGCCGCGAAGACTGGTTGCAGTTGACACTGCGGACCACCGAGAAAGTGATAATCGATTTTAACCCGTCAGATGCGTACCACTGGATATACGAAGAAGTGATACCAAGGGAAGACGCGACATTTCGGCAGACGACTTATGCCGACAACCCGTTCCTTGGCGCGAGCATCGTGGCGGAAATCGAACGCCTAAGAGAAGCAGACCCCGACTACTGGAGGGTGTACGGCCTAGGGGAAAGGGCGACACTGAGCAACATCGTGTACAGCCACTACAAAGAGATTCCTGTCTTGCCAGCAGAAGCCAAGTTGGTAGCGTACGGCCTGGACTTCGGTTACAGCGTCGACCCTAGCGCGCTGGTGGCAGTATACGAAGCAGACGGCGGATACGTCATTGACGAAGTTTTCTACTCCACCAAAATGACCAACAGCGACATCGGCAGAGAGATGAGGGAGGCAGGGATAGGAAGGCATGACAGAATCATAGCCGACGCCGCAGAACCAAAATCGATAGACCAAATCCACGGCATGGGCTTCAACATCCATCCAGCAAGGAAGGGGGCAGACAGCGTACGCGCGGGTATCGATATGTTGCGGAGTAAGCCGCTGAGCATCTTGAGCGGCAGTGCAAACGGCATCAAGGAATTGAGAAGCTATCGCTGGGGTCTAGACAAAAATGACCAACCAATGAACAAGCCAGTTGGAGTAGACCACTTGCTAGATGCGGTGAGGTATGTCGTTATGTGGAATGAAAGAAATCCCAACTATGGGTCATACGCACTGGGCTAGGACTTGTGCGATTAACAGCTTTTTCGTATTTTTGTGTTTTCTGTTTTATTTTTTAATCATCAATTTTTTACCTATGGAAAATCGAGAAATCGATGCGATTCTAGACCTGCAGTTCGGGTCTACTGGAAAGGGGGCTGTCGCAGGCTTCATGTCAAGACTTAAGAAGTACGATGTGGCAGTAACGGCGTGGATGCCGAACGCTGGGCACACGTACATTTCAGCCAACAAGCACAAGATGGTGCATACGGCGTTGGCAAACGCTTGTGTAAGTCCAAGTCTTAAGTGGGTGCTCATAGCTCCCGCCTCGGTCCTCGACGTCAAGGCTCTGTTGCGCGAAGCGTCAGAGGCAGTCGCCGCTGGATACATGAAGCAAGGAGTCTGCATTGCGGTGCACGAGAACGCCACTATCCTCAAGCCCGAATACAGCCAGTTCGAAAGGGACAACATCAAAAGCATCGGCAGCACCCAAAAGGGCAGCGGCGCGGCGATAATGGCAAAAATCACGCGGGACCCGCAAAAGTCTGTAACGGCAGGACAATACTATCCGCATGGAATGATAGGCGGCACCGAGTGCGGGAGCGTCGAAGTCAGGGTGGTTAAACACGCCGAATACAAAGAAATCCTAAGGGAAGGCAAGACTATTCTGCTTGAAGGAGCGCAAGGATACAGCTTGGGCGTCCACACTGGTTTCTACCCCTTCACCACCAGCAGAGAGTGCACCATCGCTCAACTGTGTAGCGACTGCCTTGTGTCGCCCGATGCAATCACCACCGTCTTTGGGTGTGCGAGGACGTACCCGATTCGAGTGGCGAATAGGTTTGCCGACGGAGTGATGACAGGATGGAGCGGGCCACACTACGAAGACCAATACGAAACGACGTTCGACAGCCTCGGGCAGGAAACCGAGAAAACGACCGTTACCAAGTTGCCACGGCGCGTGTTCTCTTGGAGCCGCACGCAGGTGTCAGAGGCCATCGAGGCCAATATGCCGTCAAAGCTTAAAGTCATCCTGACCTTTTGCGACTACGTTACGCTGCAAAATGGCGAAGACACGGAAGGCATGGACCACCCTGAAATCCAAGACATGAAAAAGGATATCGAAAATGCGGGGGCGCAACTCGGTGGTACTACGTGGGGGCCGAACCATGACGATTTCCAGTTCCACCATGGCAGCTAATAGACACAATAGAGGCAAAATCAGAATGAGCCTAGTAGACCCCGAATTCTGCAAAGATGTGGCCGAAGTCGCTCAAATGGGCGCCAAAAAGTACGGGCGTGATAACTGGTTCAAAGGCCAAGAATACACGACCACACTGGACAGCCTTAAGCGACACCTCCACGCCTTTGAGTGCGGCACGCAGACTGATTCGGAGAGTGGCCTTCACCACCTTGCCCACGTGGCCTGCAACGCCATGTTCTTGCTTTATTTCGAGCGACACGATAAGTACAAAATCTTCGACGATAGAATGTACGCAAATGACAACCGACAAAACGATATAGATGAAACTGAATAGATTTTACAGAACGCTAGGCGGTGTTCCGCGTTGGAGCATCGTCCGACTCACCCGCCAGCAAAACGTGCTGGAGCACACGGCCTTGGTAGCGATGTACGCATACGACATCGCCCAAATCATTGACTACGACGGCGATATAGGCGAGTTGCTGGTGCAGTGCTTGCAACACGACTTGCCCGAAGTCGAAACGGGAGACCTGCCATCACCAGTAAAAAGTGCGATTAGCAACAAGAGCGCCATTGGCGAGTACGAGGACGACATAATGCGACGGCGCTTTGACGTGCACACAGGTGCGGTGGACGCCAAGATGCATGAAATCCTTAAAGTGGCCGACCTACTGGAAGGCGTGCTAAAGCTGACCGAAGAGCTGACATGCGGGAATAGGGCGGTGTTGGCGGTTTTAAGCAGCCTGACGTCCCTCCTATTTGAGCGCGTAGCCAAGATGGAAATCAGCGAGGAAAAAAGGGACAAGCTTCAAGCAGCGGTGGAAGTGGCTATCTACGACGAAGTGGAAGGCTACGATGGCATTCGCAGCGGAGTGGAATCTGAAGGCATGAGATTTTGGGCTAAACTCTTACAATCATGATATTCCAGTGCGTTTTTTTCACGAAGTACGATTGTACTGCCACCGTGTGGATGAAAGTCGAAAGCAGGGAAGAACTGCATTCGCTTTTGCCCGAATACATGGAGAAGCACAATTACCAGTTCTGCGACGAAATCTATTTCTATGAAGATGACGACCCAAGAATACGGAGCAATACCAGATTCGAGTCGCTTGGGACGCCCCCGAGGCAGTTCGACGATTTCACGGAATCACTGCAAAACGGGACGCCTTGGCTAAACTGACAATCCCGACAGACTGGAGCCAATTAAGCGTTGGTCAGTGGATGGAAGCAAAAGCGGCTGAGGACGATTTGTCCTTGGTCGCTGCTGTATCAGGCACACCAGTCGAGGAGCTACGCAAAGCCAGCGCTCAGGCCATCGCGGTCGCTATCGAAGCCTGCAACGCGCTGATGACACAGCGCCCAAGAAGGATGCACCACGAGTTCAAGCTAGAGGGCAAAAGGTTCGTGTTCATACCAAGCTGGGAGGACTTTACTGCAGGAGAATACGCAGACGCAGAGTTCTTTTGCAGCGATTTGAGCACCATGGCCCACGAGTTTCTTTCAGTGATGTATCGCCCGCTGGCGATAGACAACAGATTCAGAAAGAAGCTTGAACCGTACGACAAACCGATATATGCTGAGGCATTCAAAGCCTTGCCAGCGGACGTTCTAGGCGGGACGTTCCTTTTTTTTTACGTTATCGACGAAGCCTACAGGAACGGCATACTGCGGTCTTTGGCGGCGGCGGCAATAATGAACTCGGCAGTAAATATGGGTGGTATCACACGTTTTACATCTTGGCGGGCGAGGATGCAACACGCATGGACGAAGTGGAGAAATGGCCGATTGAAAGGGCGCTAACACACCTCGCATACTTAAGGGACACGGCACAAATACAAAAACAAAATGCTAACACTAAAAACAATCGATAGAAGGTTGCAGGAGTTCGCCACAGCACACGCTCAACTGCGGGTTTACAGCAGGGGCAAGATGGCAGACTTCAATCAAGGGAAAGCAGACGAATACCCACGACTGCACATGGTGTACGAAGGCGCTTCTTATGATGGTGCGACCAAGGCCATGTCTTTTGCTCTCTTTTTCCTCTCTTTACCTACCAACGACCAAGACGCCGAGAAGCAAAACGACATAGTAAGCGACATGGAGCGCGTAGCAGAGGACTTGCTGAGTGATTTGTATCTACACCAAAATCAGGCCCAAGAGGACACACAGCAGACAAGGGCAGGCATGGTCGCGGGTGGTACGGACTTCGGAATGGCTTACCAAAACGCCTCCATCACGCCAGTGGTAGAAGAGCGCAACAACGTTCTTTGCGGGGTACGGATGGATGTGCAAGTGTTGGTCGGATTCAGAAAGGAACGATGAAGGTGCGCCAGCACACCCGCAGGGCCATTCTGCACTACACTGCAACGCCGCTCGGGCGCGAGGTGACGGTGGAAGAGGTGCGGCGGTGGCACAAAGGTCGTGGGTGGTCCGACATCGGATACCACTACCTAATCGATGCAGAGGGAGTGATTAACATTGGCAGACCCCTCAGGTTCGTAGGGGCGCACACCAAAGGCCAAAACTACGACAGCATCGGCATTTGCTATGTCGGTGGCCTAGACCAAGAAGGCAACGACACGATGACGGTGTGCCAGGCAGAGGCAGTAAGATACTTGTTCGATTCTTTGCAAGTGGCGTACGGCCCACTCACCCTCCATGCGCATCGCGAGTTCAAGAACACGGCCTGCCCAGGGTTTGATGTGAAAGACCGCTTCAATGACGCCCTATGAAAGACTTAAAGAATATGTTAGAACGCTTGGCCGCAGACGTGATAAAGCAAGCGCAAACGGAACTGGAAACCCCACGGAGGCTAGAGTACACCAAGACCAAGGTGGTAGCCAACAAAGTTGCAAGTGGAACACTAAAAAAAAGCCTAACTGCCGACGTTCGGGAGGCAGGAACCACGTATCAGCTTGTGTTCGGTGCGAGTGTCAACTACGCTAAGCAAGTAGAAGAAGGCACCCCAGTCGGAACGGTTGTACCAGTGTCCGCCTTGGTACGATGGATTCAGACTCGAAACATCGACACCTCCTGGACCAGCAGCGTCGCGAGCGCGGCCCAAGTGTTCAGCAAGGCGATAGAGCGAAGAGGGATAGATGGAGCGTTTTATTATCGCGACGCAGTTGACAAGGTGTTGCCGCGTTACAGGCAGGCGATAGCTGCCACTTTTGGAAACGACATGATTAAAATCTTCGAATGAGCCTAACATCGAACCAAGCACCAACGGCAAACTCGTTATACTTTGCGGGCGACTACTTGCTGGTAGACTTCTCAAGCGACCAGACAGGCCAAACGGGGTTCCGCTATCAGTTAACTGTAGACATGAACGGCACCGAGGTGTTTAAGACGTACGTTCGACCAAACGCTAGCGGCAGACTCGTGGCCGACTTGAGTGACATCGTGCAGAACAACCTCGACCCAGTGCTTGAAGCAGCCGATGGAACGTCGGTATGGGACCGCTGGGACACAGCGTGTCCGTCGATGGGGGCGAAGGTGCAGGTGGGCGTGCAAGAGTACTACACCGCCTCAGTGCAAGGTTCTGAAACCACAGTAGATTTCTTTGTGGTGGCAGGGTACGGGCAGCAGAGCGAAGGCATCGTAGCCAACAGGCACTTGTTCGCGCCTGAAATCGACACTGCGGCAGGATTCCTGTCGGTGCGGGCTTTGCACGAGGCCGCAAATTTCAGCGTGTCGGTGCCTGAGAACCATCCATACCCAGTGGTAATCCCGATGCAAGACTTCACGGGGGACGACCTCAACAGATTTTCGTACACAGGCGGCAGCGCCACTGTAGCGGACTTGACTTCTATGCCAAATGCAGACTCGGCGTTCACAGACGGCTCTTTCGTTTACGTTTTAGATTACGGCCCTGCGAGCTGGGGCGCCTCAAGGTGGAACATAACGGGCGCTTCTGCCACATTCTATGGCAGGATAGCAAGCCCTGCAGACGTGCGCACACTTAAGGTGACAATCAACGAGATAGGCGAGCACGAACAGCGCAGCCCGTACGTGTCTGTTTATTGGCTAAATGAACTTGGCGGCTTGGACTATCTGCTATTTGACGGCAGACTGAAAACCACATCGGACGTAGAACACGAGCAGAGGCAGGGCATAGTGGGGGGCTTCGACGCCTCGGCCAAGGTAGATAAATATCGGCACAACTTAGTAAGCTTCAGCCGCGAAGTGACCACCGAAATCGAAGTCACCAAGACGCACCTGACCGACATCGAAGTACGACTGGCAGCGAGCTTGCAGAGGAGCAGGGCGGCGTGGATGAAGACCAAAGGAGAAGATGTTAAGCCTGTGATGATTAACTCGGTCGACTTTGATAACAACGTCCAAAGAACCAGCAAGCTACGGCCTTGCACTTTGTCCATGACCCTATCTCTCGAAGAAAGATGTTGACACTACACGTATTGAAGGGCACAACCACCATGGCCCTGGACTTGATGGAATCGCAACCTATCAGCCTCTCTTTGCGGTTTCAGGACTTGCAGGCGGTCAACTCAGCGGTGGGTGCGTTTTCGCAGAATTTTCAAATCCCAGCAACGCCCAAGAACGTCGACTTTTTCGACCACTACGACGGCATGGGGGAGGTGGTGTCTACGTTCAACCCTAAGCGGAAATACGACGCATGGATATCTGACGACGGATTGCCCGTGTTGCAGGGTAGCTTGCAGTTGCTCAGCATCCTAAAGTCTAAAGGAAAGGCAGTCAGCTTTGAAATCGTGGTTGTAGGCAACACTGGCGATTTGACGGCCACGCTGCGGAACAACAACCTCGAAGACCTAGACTTCTCAGGTCTTGACCACAATTTCGACAGTGACACGAAGTTGAACAATCTGCTAAACAACTCAATTACGGGCACTGGCATTTCGGCTACTTACTCAGGAGAGTTCTGCTACAGCCCGATGCTTAAGAGGTCGACGGGTGTGGACTACCAAACAGAGCCAATCGACGCGGCACACTTGGTGCCATACATTAAAGTGCGAAAGGTGTTAGACGCTATTTTCGCATTGGCTGGCTATTCCTATTCTAGCGCCTTCTTCGCCAACTCAGGCGGCGGCGCAAACGTGTGGATGCCAGTATTTAGGGGAGGCAGGTATTCCCTTATCTGCAAGGACGACGTGCCTGCCAATTTTTCATCTGGGTTAGACACCGATGCTACAATAGCAGGCGGTACTTTTCAGGGAGTGCTGAACATCAACAGCTATGCGGCGCAACTCATACCAACCACAGGGGAGGTGCTGCTGAAATACGCAAGCACCGCCGCCGACTATGGCTCTGCAGACCACGATGAGCACTCAGTGTGGGACGATGCCAACCACAAATTCGTGGCACCCCATGGGCGCGTGTATCGATTGCGGCTGCGAAATCAGGTGGTGAACCGCACCGACGTGTCGGGGCAAATACAAATCATTCTCAAGGTTAATAACGTCGCCACAGAGTTCCGTACCACATACTGCCCCGCGCAGTGGTACGTGCCACAGTTGCGCACGGAATTGTTCGAATTAGACCTAAATGCAAACGACGAAGTAACATTCTTCGTCAAAAGATTGAACAGCTTTGGTGGCAATACGAAGCTAGGGTTTGCACACACAAGCAACTACCCAAGCAGAGCATACGGCCTCGATGGTGGTGTGGGCGACCCGTATCTCTTCGATGTGGACGTGGCTGCCAACATGCCAGACACCACCTGCATCGATTTTTTGGCAGGCCTCCAAAAGACTTTCAATTTGGTGTTCGTGCCCGATGAGCGCACCAAGACATTCAAGATAGAACCAGCGCGCCTCTACCTTAGCACGGGTGCCACGCTAGATTGGGATGCCAAGATAGACTATAGCAAACCGCTTGTACACAGACCCACTACTGACTTACAGTCGCGCATCTATGAATTCGCACACGCAGAGGGCAACGACTATGTAAACGCTTCGTTGCAAGATTCTGCCAACAGGACAGCGGGCAGGATGAGGATAGTGGACGTCGATAACGATTGGTCCACAGGAACGGAAGAGATTTCGAACGGGTTCGCGGCATACGTGGCGGTGGATACAGTTGGAGGTCTGCGCACCTTCATCGCCTACGACACCGACGGGGACATCATCGACAATCAGCCGCCGATGCTGTGCTACTTGGCCGATGCTTCGCGCACGCAATCCTTTAGAGTAAACCGCTCGGGCAATATCGTTGCAAGGGGCCAATATGCGTTTTTCTCACCGTTTTCGGCTTCGCCTTCCACTAGCACCAGCACCGCCCTGCTGTTTGGGCCTGACGTTTTTGTAGATGACGCCGTGCAACCCAGCCGCACACTGTACAATGAGTATTGGGCCACTTATTTTCAAGAACAGTATTTTGCAGAAAGCAAGATTGTGGAGTGCAACGCGTTCCTTACGCCCACTGACATCAACCAGCTAGATTTCTCGCAGAGCATACGGCTGCGGGACGGGGTATATAGGATTCTAAGCATAGATAACTACACGGCCAATGCGGAGGAGTCGTGCCGCTTGACTTTGATAATGGTCGCAGGCAACATTCAGCTTTGCGAGTTCATCGAACCAGTGGTGTCTAACTTCGGCACTGTTACTTTCACAAACGCAGCTACCAAATCCACGGGACTAGCAGGCAGTAAGAAGTGCTGCGAGTACTTCGGATACAATTGGGATGGCAACGCCTGCTCCATGCCTGTAGGCCCAGGCCCGACAGAGCCAGTCGTGGGCACGGCGCTGGATGACTTCGTGAACGGCGTTGGACCGACTAACCCTGTGCCGAGTGTGCCCATGACCGCAGTTACTGAGGCGATTTCGGTAACTAACGACGGCATCGACGCGATTAACTTCGACAGTGCGGCTCAGCCGATACCTGCAGGAAAGGTAAGTACCACCACCGCGCTGCAGTTCGCCAGCAACACGCAGCTAGGCAAGGTCGATAACATCACGGTTTCGGGTGCTACCGACTTAGACGCTATCAAAGGCAAAACCGACTTGATTGGTCTTAATGCTGGTTCCACCGCAATCACAAGCCTGACGCTTGAAGGCACCGTCATTAGGGCAGATAAGATTTTGACCACCACGGCACTGAATTTCGCGACACAGCAGCAACTGCTGGACATAGCAAGCAATGGCCTGACGCTTGCAAGCCATGCGAGTTCCCTTGCGGACATAGACAACAAGACTGACCTCATAAACATTACCGAGCAGCACGACCTTGACAACACCAAGGAAACGGTAGGCAACATCACTTCTACTGCAGCAGGCATCAGCGGGTTTACGGTCGCAGCCACTGCAAAACCACTTACTGCTGACCAAGTAAGCACCACCAGCACCACCAACAAATTCGTATCGCAGGCGCAGGTCAACAAAATCAACTTTCTCACCGTCACTGCTAGCGCGGACATAGATGCGGTAAAAGATGTCACTGACGCAATCACGGTCAACGGAGCAGGCAACGTGACGGGCATATCTGTAACAGGGACTGTCATTGACGCAGATAACGTGTCGGCTAGTGGTACCAACAAGTTCACTACTGCGGCTAACTTGACTAAAGTCGGATTTCTATCTGCCGACGCGACAGGCATCACGCAAATCACCGTTAGCGATACAGTTGTTATTCAGGGGGACGACGTAGGCAATTTCTTTTCGGGCGGCACTGGTGGCACCGCTACAAGAACAGGCGTAACGGGCGACAGGCTAATTACCATCACCAACGCAGGCATAATGTCAGAGGTCGCAGACGGTTCAGCGGGCCACTTTCTAAAGACCGATGGCAGTGGAAATCTGTCCTTTGCTGCGGCGTCGGGTGGCGGGGGAGGGTGGCATGGTAGCACCACCCAGATTAAGGTGCTCCCCACCGAGTGGGTAGGTGGCGACGTTGGAAGGGCTATTGTCAAGATTCGAATCGAGGATGACACTGCAAATGTTCTAGGCGCCCAATGCGACTCATCCACTGGCAGCATTTTCGCGTTTAATGAAATCCCGACGGGCTACAAGGCCACACACGTAAAAGTGAACGCCAGCAGCACGGTGTCGAACGGAGTAGATGTGCTGCACTACAACATCGGAACAGGAGCCACGACCAACTCGACAACAGGCGACACCATTAGTACCATTGACATCACCGACATGACTTCAGCAGCGAACAACGCCCTAGTCATCAAAGTAACGCCTGGAGCCACGACAGTCTTTATCTATTCGGCAGTAATCACAATTGCCGCAGTCTAATCTAGCCAAATGAGAATACCAGACCCGAACATGATTAAGAGAAGCATCAAGCTAGCCATCTTTTTGGCCCGCATCAAAAGGCGCCCATGGTATATGGTTGCGTTTGACCTTGTGGCGACTGTTTTATATACAGCAGTCTTTGGATATGCTCTTTACATGATAATCTCAGCAACATGGCAGATGGCAACATCGTTCTCACAATAGACGCAGAAACAGGCGAAGCACAAAAACGGGTAGATAGGCTGGAGGGCAAAGTACAAGACCTCACCAACAGCATCACGGAGTTAGGCGGCAAAGTAGACGCGAGTTTCCAGCGCATGGAGGCTTCTGTCAAATCTGTAGGCGACGAAGTGTCGGGAGTAGGCGGTCAGATATCGTCGGAGTTTGAAACGGTCAACAATAAAATTGACTCGGTAAGCGAAACGCTGGATGGCGTGGCCAACGACTTTTCTGCCTTGGGAGATACTGCCCTTACACAATTCGAGGGGCTAGGCACGGGAATCACAGACACCATCGATTCCGTCAAGGGGTTCACTGGTGCGTTCAAGGGGCTTAACACTGTTGTTGCCATGTCGGGCGTGGGTCTACTTATCACCCTTCTCGCTTCCTTGATTTCGTACTTCAAGAACACCGAGGCTGGGGCGGCTATGCTGAAAAAAGGCATGGCGGGGCTGTCGGCCATTGTGGGCGTGGTTACTAACTATTTCGCATCTTTAGGCGAGTTCATAGTAAACGCATTCACCAACCCACAAGAGGCACTTGACACTTTGCGCGACAAGTTCCAAGGACTAGGCGACTTTCTCAAAGCTTTCCCTGCTCTATACCTGAACGCGCTGCAGTTCTACTTCCTGACCCTTAAGGAAACGATTCTTTCTGTGGCGGCAGCAACCGCCGAGTTCTTTGGAAGCGAAGCCACAGCCCTCAACGCACAGCTAGAGGAAACGCGTCAAAAGCTAGAAGACGTCAAAAAGGAGGCCGTTGAAAATGCCAAGACCATCAAAGACGGCGTGACCGATGCCTTGGGCGCGGTAAAGGACGGATTGGAGGGTGTGGCCGATGCGGCGTCTTCTGCTGTTGCTGAATCAATGCGCGCCGTAGACTTGGCAGAGGAGGTGCGGCTGGCGACAATGGCGAATCTTAAGGCCGATGCAGCGCTGAACAAACAGCTAGCCGATAGGCAGGCCATCATCGACAACGAGAGGCTTTCATACGCACAAAGGAACAAGGCCCTCCAAGAGGCTATCGAAATCCAAAAGACTCTAGATGCTGGTGCTATCGCGGCGCTTGCAGCGGAAGAGGAGTTGCTAAGGCTGAGAATGTCTACTGAAAACGACTTGGAAACGCGGCGTGAGTTGGAAATGGAATTGGCCGAGAAAATCGCAGAGCGCATAGAGGCGGAGCAGACACAGAGTGAAAATGCGGCAGATGCCCGCAGGGAATTGACAGACATGGCAATCGATGAAGCACGACGAGTGCGAGAAGTCGACGAAATGTTGGCAGATTCTAAGGAGCGAGCGAT